GAGACCATTGAGACCTCAAGAGCGCGCGTGACGGGTTGAGAGTTCGCGCGCTTGACGCGGGCGATGGCATTCGCCGCGGACTGGATGACGAGTGGCGAGATGTCGGTGTTGTTGGCCTGGGCAAGTTCGACTGCCGCGTTATCCACAAGCAGTTTCTTGTAGCCAGCAGGCAGCGTGACTTGGGTCGTGAGTGATGCGAATTGCTGCAAGGCGCTCGTGAACCGAAGACGCACTTCAGCTGCACCGATGGGCCAGAAGTGCAGCGTTGCCAGCGGGGCGGTTTTCTCCAGCCATACGCAGGAAGGCCAGATGCCTCCGAGGCTCTTCAGTCGGATCGCGTCGTACTGCTGCCCGTTGTCGAGTATCTCGATTGGGTAGCTGATGGAATTGACCTGGGCATACGCCGAGACGATCTTGTTCGGGCGCGCAGCATCGAAGTCGCCACCAGGGCCAATCGTGTAGGACTCGGCGCCCGTGGTGTTGAAGGTTTGCAGTTCTTCAACGAAGATGAACAACCGATCCAGAGACCACGAGTCAAGCATCAGGTTCACGGTGTCGAGCGAATCCTGCGCGTCCTCTGGAGCCAGGATGTCGCCCGTACCGAGCGCGCGCGCCTTCTTCAGCGCGAGCTTGATGAGGTCCAGAACGGTTTCGGTCGCCATTACGCCGCCTTGGGCTTGGGGCCGGGTTTGCGGCGCACCACTGCTTCAGCAATGGCTTCGACATCGACCGGCTTCAAAACCATGTCTGCGCGCTGGTAGGTCGGCGCTTTGACGGGATCGAAGCTATCGGGGACTTTGTCGGTCCAGTCTTTGCCGAGCATGCTGTCTTCCTCGGGGGAGAGGACGACGACGCTTGCTCCATCGGAGCCGAAGCGCCAGGCGGGGTACGGTTCAAACGTGCTCATGGGTTTCCTTCGCGCCGAGCCACTCGGCCTTGACAGGCTCTTCCTCGACGAACATCACATCGTCTTCACGGATGAGGATTCCTTCGGCGCAGGGCTTGCCGCAGGAATCTGAGAAATGCACCACCTCGCCCACCTTCACCTCGTAGACCTCGGGGCCGATCTCGAGAACGCGCCCTTTGGTTGCGAGAAGGCCGTTGCCCCAGCGGGACAGCTGTTCAGGCGTCCAGATGACATCGGAGCGCGCCTCCACGATGGGAGACACGAGGATTCGGTTGGCGAGGGGTTTGATCAAGACATCGCTCCCACGCTCGGGCCATCACGGCGCGCAATGACGAAGGTGTAGACCTGGGAAGCGGTCGGCACGATTGGCGCAGCGGTCGCGTTCACGAACACAACGGTGATCGTGTCGTTCGCTGAGGCCCGAAGAGCGACGATGCCGAGGCCGGCTTGCTCAGTGGGCTTGGTCACGTCAAGCACGAAGTCTTGGCCGAGGACGACGCCTGGGACCGCGACGGTCTGGGCGGCGGTAGTGTTTGCGGCGACGGACGCCGGGCTCCAGGTCACATCAACCAAGCAGAGCTTGTTGAGGTTACCGCGAGGGATCATGGAAGGCATGTTGTGTTCCTTGTGCGCATGAAAAAGGGCTCCCGAAGGAGCCCTTGATCAAAGGTTGCTGATGCTTACTCGGTGACCCGGCAAGAGAGCGACGGGAAGAGCGGCGCGAAGCCGTAGAGCACGTCCGTGCGGCAAGGGAAGTCGTCCGTGCCGATCCGGTATTGGCGGATGGTGCGGATCGAAACGCCCTTGTAGTTGGTGCGGGCCTTGAAATCCACGCCGTCAGGCATGATCAAGTCGGCCGTTGCCATCATGAACGAGTCCTGGTGGAACACGAAGTTCTGGCGGTAGCCGGTGCTCGCGGTGCCAACGATGGTAAGCGGCGTGGTGGCCGGGATGTTGTTGGTCACGCTGGTGACGTTCTGGAACGCGCCGGTGAAGATCGGCCGCGGCAGGATCAACAGGGTGGCCGCGCCAGCGCCATCCGAGCTCACGTCCGCCGTCACGACGAACTGCTGCAGTGCGCCAGTCGATTGACGGTTCTGCGGGTTGACAGCGAACACCGTTGCGAGCGTGAACACATCGCCAGCCTTCAGGCGAGCCGCGGCAGCCGCCGTCCAACCCCCGGTGATCAGCGAGAAGGGAGCGATGGAGTTCGCACCCGCCGATCCAGTCACGCCAGAGTAGGCCGACGATGCGCTCTGCGCGCCCGTGGTGGTCGGAGAACCGCCCAGCGGGCCAACCGTGTGCGTCGGCACGTTCTGGTCCATCGAGAACTTGAAGCCGTAGGCGCGGCCCATGTTGCCCGAACGGTACTGGTCCGCGATGGCGTCGGCTTGCTGGAACAGGCCCTTGTTGGCGTCCACCAGAACAGCTTCGGCATTCGGCGAGAGGATCGCCGATATCTTGCCGTCCATCGGAACCGCTTGGTCCTTCAGCTTCACGCCGGCCTGGAGGTAGGTCAGGCCGCTGTTCGGCGTGGTGCCAGGCGTGCCCACCTGGTTCCAGGTGTAGTTCTTCATCAGGGCCAGGAGATCGGCGTCTACCCTGTTGGCAATCGCGGCCATCTGCGGCTGGATGAAGCGCTCCGAGAAGTCGTCCACCGAGAGCGTCAGGTCTTGCGACGTGAACGCGATGTCAACGCCGAACTGGGTCGTCAGCGTCAGCGGGCGGAAGGTTTCCACCGCGTCTTCGACGGCCAGGGTTGCGCCGGTACGGCCCACGTACTGCGGCGGGATGCGGACGTTCGCAGTGGCGCCGATCTTGGCGCCGCTGATTGCGAAACGGTCCTCGTACTGGCGGTTGATGGCTTTGGTAGCCGTTAGGTTGTTCTCCAGAACGCGAGCTTGTTCGTTGGTGATCGCGATAGGAGTAAGGGTGTTGTTAGCCATTGCTGGTTACCTCGTTGCTTTCAGCTGCTTCTCACGAGCCTTGATCCACGCTTCCGTGGAGAGGTCGTCGCGCAGCCCGTTGGTGCTTGATGTGCGTCCGCCGATGGGGTCCATCGTCTCGCGCGGCTCTTTTTTCGCCGTGAGCTTGTCTTCCAGCTTCCCCAGTTCGCGAAGTTGCCCGTACACAGAGAGCTTTTGAATGCGCTCTGCTTCGGCGGGATGCTTGGCAAGGTGGTATGCGAGCTTTTCGCCCACATCCGAATCCATGATGGCCTCGTACAACGCGCCCTTTGTCGGGATCACGCCGTCTTCGACCGCCTCATTGATCGTTGCATCGAAATCGGGATAGGACTTCTGCCCTAGCTCGATCACTGCATCCACTCGCTTTTGAAACTCTTGCTGGGCTTTCGCCTGCTTGGTTTCGCCGTCCTTCTTCGCTGCCTTGCTTTCGAATTCCTCGAACCGCTTGTTGACCTTCTGTTCGGCTCGCCAGTCGGCGCGAGCCTCGACATAGTCCTCATACGATTGGAAGTCTTCGCGCTTGGGTGCGCTTTCCGTCTTGACCTCGGCAGGCTTCGGCTCCTTCAGGGCGGCGATCTCTCGCTGCAACTCCTGAAAACGGGCGTCTGCCTTGCGTGCTTCCTTTGCCGCTCGCTTCTGAACAATCGCGTCAAGCTCGGCTTGCGTGAAGGTCTTGGGCGTGGCCTCCGAGTTTTCCGTGCTCGTCACGTTGGTTTGCTGATTGGTGTCAGCGGGCGAGTTCTGCCCCTCGGCAAGCGCCGATGCGTTTTCTGTTGACATGGTGTTCCTGCGAAGGAGCCCGGTGATCCCACCGGTAGGTTTAGCCGCCTGCTGGCGGTGTTTGTTGTGCCTGCTGGGCCGCTAGAGCCTGTTGCTCCATGGCCTGCTGCTGGCTGAATTGCTGCTGTTGCTCGGTGTTGTCCGCATTGCGCAGATCCATGCCTTGCGAGTGCTCGGTGTTGGCGATGTCGAGCGACTGAGAGTGCTCGGTCTGCTGCATCTGCATCATCTTCTCGATGAACTGGTTCTGCTGGTCGTTGACCAACTGCGCCTGGCTCAAGGCATGCTGCATTCCTGCGAGCAATTCCTTGGTTTCGTTGTTCATCTCGGCAACGGTGATGCTCGCCAGGGACTGAATCTTGGTGCGGTTCGTTGCCTCGTCCTCGGCATAAATCTTGGCTCGAACCTCGGCGGTCTTGGCCTGCTGCTCGGCCTTCAACTGGTCGTTCTCCTGCATCAGTTCCTGAACGATCGACTTGCCCTCTTCAAGCTGGCCTTGAAGCTGCTGCATCTGCGCCTGAACCTGCGGCGGAACGGCTTGTTCCTCGTCCTCGTCGGCCTGCGCAGCCTGGGGAGGAAGCATGGCCTTCAGGCGCTTCGCCATGCGGTCAGTGCCTGGGCCGTCCTGGTTCTCCATGAAGATGTCGCCGAGCACCTGGAACGCGGCCGGGAAGCTCTGGAACAGCTGGTTCATCATCTCAGCCTGCTCAACGCGCTTGGTCGTGTAGCTCGGGCCAACAGACGCAACCACGTCATATTTACCCACGCCGAGGTTGTAAATCTTGCGGATCGAACCGTCAGCCTGCGACACCTTGCGCATGGCTTCAGGCTGGTCCACGTCGAGATAAGCCTTGTCTGCCGACCCATCCTCGCCAATGATCCGCGCAACCTTCGTTTCGTCGTAGACCTTTGGCGCCCATTGGACGAACACGCGGCCACAGTGACGGATGGCCTTGGCGGCGTTGTCCGCGAGGTGGAACGTCGAAACGTCCCCCTCCTTCTGACGTGCAAGGATGGCCTTGCCGCTGGTTTCGTTGCCCTTTTGCCCAAGGGACGCAGCACCGAGGCCCGATGTGTCCTTGAGCGCGTCTTTGGCGAGCGCCAAGCCCTGCATGATCCCCTGCGAAGCCATCGGAGGCTGCGAGCGCTGCGGAGGCGGTGCAGGCTGGCCGTTCACG